GTATCTTCTTGAAAGAATCCATAATTAATAGTTAAGTTTTTAACTTTATTAGGATACATCAATTGTACTTCGTCTAATCTTGATCGTAATGTTACTATTTGATTTGCATCACTAAATATTGTTTGAGTATTTTGCTTTATAATAGTTTTAATATTATAATTACCATCTGTTATTTCAGAGCCATCAACATAACTATATTTTCTATAAGGAACTAAATTATTTTGAGTAGTCCCTAATTCGTTAATTGCTAAAATAGTCCAAGTATTATCTCTATTATCTAAGTAAAGAATACATCCTAAAGAAGTTAATAAGTTACCTAAGATTTTTTGTAAATCATAAGGACTATTATTTTTCCAATCAATAGCAGCATATTCATTAATAAACATACTTACTTCATTCTTAGCAACATTATTCTCAGTAAAATTAAAAGCAATTTTATAATTTATATCTAAACCTACTAAGTTTAAACATCTTATAATAAAATCTTTAATTGAAATACCCTCGTAGAAATCTTGGCTTTGGAACATCGAAAATTCATCCGTTTCTGAGTATTTATATTCTTTTAAAACACCTAAGAAATCAGTAGCAGTTAATCTAAGAAAATATTCATCTTGCCAATCAAATTGAATATCTGAATTTAAAATATAACCACTCCAAAGTTCAGCAGAACCTTGTAAAATTGTTTCGTATAAATTAGGATAATAAACTAAAGCATCACCAATTACTTCAATACCACAATCATAAACTGCTTCAGCTTTTGTTACTGAAAAATCATATTGTGTCCAAGTATTAGTAACATTTATTACATATTCGCTTGTACCTACAAAAATTGTAGCAACAGGATTACCTTCGTTAGCTTTTAACCAAACAGAATAAGTATAAGAAGTAGCTTCAGATAAAGCAATAGATTGATAAGCAGTAGCGTTTTTTATTCTTGTAGAGGGGTCATTTAAAGGACCTGTTGTAAAATTAGGAGTAATAACACCACCTGCAAGAAATGTTTCAGTCCATCCTGAAGAAAAGTCTGGATTTACAAATAATTCAACAGGCTTAACTAATTCTAAAACAACTTTCCAAGTAGTATTATCTGTGTTATTAAAAAATTCTTCTGGTTGTATTATAGAGTTTTGGTCAAAAAATAAATTAATTTCGGCAGATGAAGTTCTAAATGGTTCAAATACAAAATCACTTTTTGACCTATAACTTAAAGAAAAAGGTTGATTAGAAGGTGTTAAAGAAATTGGAGTGTAAACCTTTGGAATACTTTCTTTCTTGTAAAACTTTAAACGGTAATAAAAATCACTTTCATCAGCGTTCTTTAAGCCTACCCACTCTAATTTGTATTTATAATTATAAACCATTACACTAATTTTGACAATCTACCGTTATAATTTTGTAAAACTCCATATAATTTATCTCCTTGTATTTCAAAAGAAACATTTCCTTGACCTGTTCCTAAAACACCTGCAACTCTTTCTACTGGTGTAACGGTAGGATTCATTCCTTCTAAATTAAATCCTGTTAATTTTTTTAAAATAGGAACAAATCCCACAACAGAAGAAGGTCCGCCAAGTGAACTTAATATTAAACTTAATAAAGCAGCAGCAGCAACTGCTACCAATAACTTATTAACCATATTTAGTAAGCCTTTTATAAATACTTTAAAAAAGTTTTGACCATTAATTAAAGCAGCATCAAATGCACTTGTTAATGTATTAGAAAGTAAATTTGTAATATTTTCTAAATTTGCAATATATTGAACCATATCCGGATCAGTCCAAGATGGAGATTCACCAAGTTTATCAATATCTTCTCTTAATTTTAAAGTTTTACCACTTAATTCGTCATCAACTAAAGCCTTAAAAAATGGATTATTAACATAAGCCTCTCCTAAAATATTTAAACTTTCAGGACCTTGTTGTTTATAAAAATCAAATAATTTTTTAGCTTCAGCCATTTGATCAGAAGCACCTGCCATTTGAGCCATTTCAGGAATACCTCTATCAGTTGAAGCAGCAGGCGGCGGTGTATAAGTAGTTATTTGACCTGATTTATCATAATATTTTTTTGTTAAACCAAGTAAAGTATCAAGTTGTTTTTGTTTTTCTGTTATTTCTTGTTGTTGTTCAACTTCTCTTTTTGCTTGCTCTTGAGCAACCATTTTATTTACAAAATCTGTTTCAGATATTAATGCTCTTTGTGTTGCACCATTACGATCAGTAAGTAACATTTTATATTGTGAATGATACTTCTTTTGGTCTGCAAGTTTTTTTGTAGAATTTTCTTCTGCATTTTTAGTAGTTAAATTCTCTATTTCAATAGTTGTTTCAGCAGCTTTATCTGCAATTTTATTTGCAGTTGCTCTTGCAATTATAGCGGAAACATAAGCACCCGTACCATCTATAAGACCTTGTTCAGCTTCTTTAAATGTTTTTACTGATCCAGTAACTGTACCTATTGATTTATTATATTCTTCTATAAATTGTTTTTGACCTTGTATGCTTTTACCTGCGGTTTCTAAAGAAGATTGTAGTAATATTATATCACTGATTGCGCCTTGTAAAGATTTATCTGTATAAGTATCATTTAAAGCATCTAATTCTAATTTAGCACTTGTTATTGCTTCTTTGCCTTTAATTAAATTACTTACTAATTCAACTATTTTACCACCGTAAATAGTAAGTAAAGTAACACCAAGACTTAAAGCAGTTTGCCAAGAAAATAAAGCACCACTTAATTGTTTAAATACAGAAGTTGTTTGTTCACCACCTCCTGCTAAGGCTTTATTAGCAAGCCTAACTTTATTAATCTCATCTACTAAAATAGGTAAGTTATTGGAAATAGCTAAGAAACCAATATTGGCGCTTAATCCAAAGGCAGGAAGTTCTCTTGTAATTTGATTGATTGAATTATTTAAACCGTTGAATCCGGTTCTTGATCTATTTGCGTTTGCGTTAATAGAAGTTAAAGCACCATTTATTTGGTTTTCTACTAAAGCTATTTCTGTACCTATATTTTTAAAGGCAGCAGAACCAATACTTGTAGCACCTAATTGTGTTTGAAGTTGTTTAAGTTGAAGATTTAATCTATCTAAGGTAATATCGTTAATGTCAGTTTGGACACCTAATCCGAATCTTTTTAATTCGTTTTGAGCAGTTCCTAATTGAGTTTTTAAATCAGCAATATCTGCCTCAAGTTTAACTATTATTTTTTCTTCCATTATTACCCATCTTGTTTAGTAATTCTTCTTTTTCTTCTTTAGTTGGTAGCTTAACCGGTTTCTTTTGAAGTATCCTATACTTATCAGTCCATAATGGAATAATATCTTTTGGTTTTTTTTGGTGTTTCTTCTCTACTTGGGTATTAAGTATGTAACTCATTAACACTCTTGTTCTATCCCATTCGTCAGCCTCTTTCTTAGCGCAATAAATTACATACCTAATATAATCTATAAAAGTCATCTCCCAAAAATCATTTGGATTTAATCCCAAATTAATAATTGCGTTGTCTAATATATCATTCCAAGTTATTTTTTTTTTTCGGTATCACCTTCGCTCATAGCTTTAAAAGCATTTACCATCTGTTCAGTCATTAAAACCACACAAGACATAAACTCTTTAATCACCACAAGCTGATCCCCATAACCCATCGAATCTACCCAACTTTGGACATCTTGAATGGTAAAATCAACCACTTTTTTATTTGATCGGTAAGCACCAAACAACCCACAATAAATTATATCCGCAGTCATATCTAACTGACTATAATCATCACCAAGTTGTTTGATACTTCCTATATCAACACCAGTTAGTTTAGTATATTGCTCTAAAGCGTAATTACCAAATTTCAACTGCTTTACTTCTCCGTTAAGAGTAACTTCTATTATTCCGGTCATAGTTTGTTTGTTTTATTATACTAAGGTTAATGGACCTGTTCCTGTTACTTCAATTGTGTAAGTAGCAACATCTTCCATCGGACCACTAATTTCAAAAGAAGCAATATAGCCACTTTGTGAAAATGTGTTTGTTCCGTTTGTAAATTTAACAGATAGTAAAGTTCTGCTATTATAAGCTGCAAAAATTTCTGTTAAAGTATAGTTTGCACCTGCTGCAAAATCTGCTAAACCTTCTCCTGAATAAGAAACATCTCTTAAACCAGGCATAACTGATTTCCATCCACCACTTTCTTTAGAAGTAGTTTCAAATAAGTCTGCATTAACAGACATACTACAATTGGTTAATTGAATTAATGTTTCTTCTGAACCTGATGTACCTAATTTAAGTAACTGTGCCGTTCCGTTGTAAATTGCCATATTATTATTTTTTAATTGTTAATTAATCTGTTATTTCAAATGTTCCTGTGAATGATACCGTATAAGAAACGACATCTTCCATCGGGGCATTTATTTCTATACTTTCAACATAAGCTAAGCCAATATAATAACCTGTTGGTATTACCGGATTAGCTATTGCAATATTAATAGGCACTCTTGTATCATAAGAAGCATATAAAGTAGTAATTCCTATATCAGCTACTCCTTCATCAAAGTTTACTAAAGCATCAGCCGTAAAAGAAAAATCTCTAAGACCAGGTAAAGACACTGAAAAGCCATTATCTTGCTTACAAGTAGCATCAATCATACTATCATTCATAGTTACTGTAACGCTTCTTTGACACATTAACGGAAAATCCGTATCTGCATCATAAAGTAATATATCTGATCCGTTTAATGCACTCATATTCCTTGTTGTATTTTAAAAGTAAATCTAATCAATCTTCGTACTAAAACTCCTGTATCAACTAATTGCTCAAGTGTATTCGTACTTTCCATTAGTGTTCTTATTACATACCAATCAGGACTTAAATCTAAGTATCCATCCTGTCTTGTTCTAACCAATTCTATAACTTCATTTGAAATACGATCGGATAGTAATTTACCACCAAAACTATTGTCAAATCTTGTACCCACCTCAATTAGAACGCTAACTTCTTGACCATATGATTCTTTACTTCCTTCCCCTAATTCCGTAGAAACAAAGGTAGAAAGTAAAATATAAGGCTCAGTAGCTGCTGCTAAAACACTTGCTGAATCAAAAACAGGAACTTCTTGTAAGTCTATAACGATTGCACCGCTTAGCCTTTCGTAA